TCCGGATGGCAGAGTTGAGTTTGTTTGTTTGAAGTGGCCTCCTGGATGATATTGATATAAAAATATGGCTATCACACTCGCTTTTCAATACGATAGTAGTTTGTATGCACAGTGGGGCGGAGCAGGCCCAGATTGCTGTAGAATCCCGGCATGACCTGCCGGGGGGATGATGAAGCGTAAAGTGTGAAAGAAGAAAAGAATTTGAGCGAGGATTTACAGGTCAGAGAGGATTTGCTGATGGATGCTGAGCGGGAGATTCGTGCGGAGTGCCGGGCGCTTGAGGAGATGTTGCTGGAGAAGAATCGGAGGTATGGGAATTCGGCGTTGGATCCGATCCGGCTGTTTTCGAGGTCGGATGCGATCGAGGGGTTGCGGGTGCGGATCGATGATAAGCTGAGCCGGCTGGTGCGTGGGGCTGAGGGGGACGAGGATGAGGATTTGTTGCGTGATCTGCCTGGGTATTTGATTTTGCTGCGGATCGCGAAGCGATTGAAGGCGGAGAAGAGTTCGTGCCAGCGCTGCAGGCATTCGTGGTTTGGTGGTGTTTTCTGGTATTGCGATCGCGATGGGGAACGGGCAGGGCTCGAGGGCGACCAGGCGGCGCTGATGGAGTGGGAGGAATCGCATAAGAAGGAGGCGACGGATTCGTGTATTCATTGGTTTGGCAAAGACTGAAAGGAGCGTGGGATGGCTGAGCGTGTTTGTGGGATGTGCGGGAAGGAGCTGACGGGCGGGCGGCGGATGTGGTGCAGTGATGAGTGTGGTCGGGAGGCGTTGAATACGATAGGCCGACTGGCCGCGCAAGGCACGTCCGACATGTGTTTGGCAATCGAACACCTTGCCGAGCATGCCCTTGACTGGATGCCTGAGAATGAGGATATGGACAGGATCGCTGAGGAAGCGAATGAGAAAGGTGGTGAAGGATGAGACAGCCTGCAAGCGCCTGGCAACAGCTTGAAGAGCTGAAGCGGATTGCGAATGGCCGTATCTGTGGGAATTGTCTGGAGCGGCACAATATCGATGTGCTGTGTCCGCCGGTGGAGGTGCGGACGAGGGGGCAGGCGTGGTTTCGGGCGGAGCTGGATGAGAGAAACAAGCGGATTGAGCGGCTGCGGGAAGCGTTGGAGCAGATTGTGTGTTGGCGTTGGTCGGAGATCAAGCACTTGGAGGCGTTGGTTGCTCAGCGTGATGCGGAGATCAACAGACTGTATCAGGAATTGGAGGACGACTGATGGCAAAAGAATCGACGCGATGGAAGCAGAAGCATAACCCAGGTCTGCGTGTGGCGCGGTGCTGCTCGAACTGTGCAAACTGCTTATACGAGTTCCAAGGCTATTGCAACATCAGCATATCCAGCGACCGCCTGAACCACCCGCGCGGCTCGTCCGAAGTCTGCGACAACTGGTGTGCGACATCGGAGGAACGGCTGAATGCGATAACAAAGCAGATAGAAAAGGGGGACTGATGCCAAAGACAAAGATTGATGAGGACAACGTGGAGCCGTCTGCCGACCTGCTGGAGCGTGTGAGCCAGTGGTTTCGTAGCGGCGATCTGAGCGAGTATGTCCGACTGCACGAGGGGCAGATCGAGTATCGGTGGGAGCTGTGGATGGAGATGGGCAGGGCCGACTTCGAGACGCTGATGGCCTGCTGTGCGAACAATATCGTGGCGGTCGATGGTGTGGCTATGATACATTTTGATAGGGTGCGGGCGGATTTTGAGGCGGCGAAGTGGAACACACTGGTGTGGATGTGATTGATTTTGACGCGGTGCGGGCGGATTTTGAGGCGGCGAAGGGGAGTGAAGAAGAGAAGAGTGCTCACGCGGAGTCGCGGAGTCGCGGAGAAAAAGAGAAATGAAGTATATCGCAAAAGCGTTAAATGAACAGGCACGTGCCTGCATTGAATGTCGGTTTTGGGTATCAACACCTAAAGGATATACTGATCCAGAGCATGGTGTTGGACTACATGACTTTGGATACATGTATCTTGGTGTCTGCATCAGAAGCAAGAAATGCGAAAGCTGGTTTGCCGTAGACTGCAACGGAAAGGATCGAGCAAGGAACAGCCTGCACTGCAAAGACGGGATAATCCATCCTGAACTGGTGCTCAAAACCGTAATTAACGATTACACGTCGTTGCTCAACAATCCACATGTCTACCCAACCGGTCGTGATCGTTTGCTTGTCGAATCGTGGCAGCTTCTTAGGGCAGCAGCACGAGAGTTGGAGGCTGTAGAAAGACAGCAAGAAAAAGCACGCAATCTTCAGCATTTTGCGGATGTAGATGACCACAATTCTCAATGGGGCGGAGCAGGCCCAGATTGCTGTAGAATCCCGGCATGACCTGCCGGGATTTGCACGCGAATTGGAAGCGAAAAAGGTTTAAGGAGTTGTTGAAATGAAAGGCGGTGGATCGTGAACGTTCGTGAGATGGCGAGACAGTATCTGGAAGAGCACGGGTGCGATGGGTTGCGGCACCCGCTGTTGGATTGCTGGTGCTCACTTGAGATGTGTGAGCGGTGCTCAATGATTATGGTATGTGTGCCTGCCAGGCGTGTGGATGGTGTGTTGGTGCCTGTCCCCGACGACCAGCTCGGCCCGACGCGGCAGGAGCGGGAGGTGCAGGTCCTCAGAGAGGCCTTGGTGGGGCTGGTGGGCAGTAAGGATCCGTTGGAGCTCACACAGATGGCTGTCATGATTGGTCTGTCCCCTGTGCCTGAGAAGACGAAGGAAACAGTGTTGAGGGCTATCCATACTCTGCTAAGGAAAGGGGGGATCTATGAGGGTTGAGCTCCGTTTCTACTGTGAGATTTGTGGCCATTGGTACACGAGTGAGGAGGAGGCTCTGCTGTGCGAGGCCCAGGGCAAACCGGCGGAGCTGCCCATAGGCACCATTGTAGGGGACTCTATACCGGGTGCCTTCTATGAGAAGTGTATTTTTGCCGTCGCCCAAAACAATATTGACGGGCATTGGAACCGTCCCGACATGTGGGCTGCCCGTGACAACTCTGTGGGGGACACCTTTAATGGGCTGTGTGCTTCACAGTCGGTGTTCAACTACCGGGCTGCTGTGATAGACAAGACACTGCCTGCATTCCAACGGATGCTCACCTTCCTCCGCGACAAAGGGATCACACCAAGGTGGTGGGATGGTAGGAAGGCCTGTGACTTGCTTAAGGGTTGACGTTTACAGGAGACGTGGATGGCGAAGAAAACCTCACAAGGGGTCAACTACCAAAAGCAGAAGGAACGCCAAGGGCAGCGCAATAGAGCAGCGGTCCGTGAGGCCACCAACATAGGATGGGCTCACCCTCCCCGCAATCCTAAGCGCCGCAGGAAGGCAGAGAAGTCATTTCAATACTTCTGTGAGGAGTACTTGAGTGATGTTTTCTATCTGACCTGGTCGGATGATCATATTCGTGTGATGAAGAAGATTGAGAAGGCAGTGATGAGTGGGGGTCTGTTTGCTCTTGCCATGCCCCGTGGCTCAGGAAAGACAATGCTCTGTCGTGCTGCTGTGCTTTGGGCAGCCTTGGCAGCTAAGATTCCCTTCATTACATTGATAGCAGCCGCAGCCGACCAAGCCCAGGACCACCTTGAAAATATTAAGATATGGCTTGAGACCAATAATAAGCTCGATCAGGACTTCAATGAGGTTACCCTTGCAGTGAGGGCGCTTGAGAGAATAGCCAACAGGCAGAAGGGGCAGCACCAGTTCAATGTACCCACTCGTATTGAGTGGAATATCGACAAGATTGTTCTGCCCATCTGTCAAACCAAAAGTGGCAAGTACAAGTCTGAGGGCTTTGTCATATCCTGCACAGGTATGAAGGGCTCAATGATACGTGGGCAGAACCACGCACGAGCAGATGGGAAGGTTGTCCGCCCCGAGCTTGTATTCATTGATGACCCGCAGACAACAGAGTCTGCTTGGTCGCCAAGCCAGTCAAGGAGGCGTGTGGCCCTGCTCGCTGGGGATATTTTGGGTATGGCTGGCCCGGGGAAGAAGATCGCGGGACTGATGGCCTGCACAGTAATTCGTCCTGGGGATATGGCTGATGAGATATTAGACAGGGACAAACACCCAGAGTGGCAGGGGGAGAGAACAAAGATGCTTGTTACTCCCCCCATCAATGAGAAGCTGTGGGATGAGTACGTTGAGATCCGTAGGAATTCGTTGAAGAACGATGGGGATGGCGCTGGGGCTACAGACTTCTATAAGAAGCATCGTAAAGAGATGGATGAGGGAGCCTCGGTGTCTTGGCCTGAGAGATTCAACAGGGATGAGCTTTCTGCCATTCAACACGCAATGAACTTGATGATGCGTGATAAGGTGGCTTTCCAAGCTGAGTACCAGAATGATCCCGTGTTGGATGATGAGGGATTGGGGGATTTGGTCACTGAAGAGGATATCTATGAGAAGCTCAATGGTTATGCGAAGAGGGCAATCCCTGAGACGTGTAACCACTTGACTATGTTTGTTGACGTCCATAAGAAGCTGCTCTATTGGATATTGGTTGCCTGGCAGGATGACTTCTCCGGTTTCATTATTGACTATGGCAGCTTCCCATCACAGAATCGAAAGTACTTCAGCATGTCTGACAGCAATCACAGCCTTGGGCGGGCTTATCCAAAGGCTGGTATGGAGGGTGCTCTGTATGCTGGGCTAAAAGATCTCATTGACCCGGCTCTGGATGCTTCCTACCGTAGGGAGGATGGCGCCCACTTGAAAGTAGGACGATGCCTCATAGATGCGAACTGGGGGCAGAGCACAGATGTCATCTATCAATATTGCAGACAGACGCATCACACGGGCAACGTCTTCCCTGCCCACGGCATCTACCTGGGAGCTTCAAGCCAGCCCTTTACTACAAGGCAGAAGAAGAAGGGGGAGAAGGTGGGACTGCACTGGAGGATGACAACCTCTTCGGGCAGGCATAGGGTGAGGTATATTGTGGTGGACACGAACTTTTGGAAGTCGTTTGTCTGCGCAAGGTTTGGTGTGGCGATGGGAGACCCGGGCAGTCTGTCCCTTTACGGGAGAGAGAAAGAGGATCATCGTATCCTTGTGGACCATGTGATGGCAGAGTATTGTGTGAAGACGGTGGCACGGGGGAGAGAGGTTGATGAATGGAAGTTAAGGTCCAATGCTCCTGACAACCACTTCTTTGATTGTTTGGTAGGGAGTCACGTCGCTGCCTCTATGCTTGGAGCCCGGCTTCCTGAGGTGGGTGGGGATGGGGGAGGTCCCCGTAGGAAGAGGATCAGTTTGGCAGAGCTCCAGAGGAAGAAGCATGGAAAATAGTTCTGGGCTGCAATGTCCACGGTGCGGTTGCCATCACCTCTTTGTCATACAGACACGCAAAACGAATGACGGGAGGATAAAGAGGAGGAGAGAGTGCCGTTACTGCGGGAGGAGGGTAACGACGTATGAGTTTGCCCCCGGATCGAAATGGGAGAGGAAGAGACCGGATCCCTCCTAAATCACGCCTGAATGTACTACATCTGTTATTTTCTTGCCCAGCCGATTGATTTTGCTTAAGATTCAAGTGATTTCCGACAATATTAAACAGCGGTAGGTGTAGATTACCTCTGGGTCGGAGATCAGGCGATGTCTGAGTCAACAATCGCAACCTCAATCAATACGAATGCCGTAAAGCCCAAGAAGGCCAGTGGTGATGCTGGTTCTGTGGAGCAGTTTTCTCTCCAGGACCAGATAGCCGCTGCCAAGTTCGCAGGCTCCCGGGCTGTGTCAAGGAAGACAACTGTGGGCATCAAGCTCAATCAGGTTGTCCTTCCTTCCTCAGTGTAGGAGAGCTTATGATACTCGGGCCTGATGGCAAGCCTTACGCTGTGGTAAGGAGACACAATCCAATAGGGATTCGGGGTAGCTATGACGCTGCCCAGTCGGGTCCTTTGAATAGAAACCATTGGGCGAACACTGATAACCTCTCTGCTGATGCTGCCAACTCCCTGTCTGTCCGTAAGACGCTGAGGGAGAGGGCAAGGTATGAGGTGGCGAATAACAGCTATGCCCGGGGCATCCTGGACACTCTCGCCAACAGCATAATAGGCACGGGCCCTCGACTCCAGTTCAGAAGTGAAAACAAGGATCTGAATAGACTTGTTGTGGAGGAGTTCTTTGAGTGGTCGGATAGGATACGTCTGGGTGAGAAGCTCCGCGCAATGGTGGTGGCCAAGGTAACTGATGGGGAAGCCTTTGGTCACATGTTTACCAATCCAATGCTCCCACGCGCCCAGTTAGACTTTGAGCTGGTTGAGACTGACCGTGTCGCCTCAGATAGTATGACCCCAGACGCCAAGGACATTGATGGTGTCCACCTCGATGACTATGGGAATGTGGTTGACTACAGTGTTCTTAAAAGCCACCCCGGGGGCAGGACGGGGGCTGCAAACAAGAGCGAGAAGGTCCCTGCGGAGCTCTTCCTGCATTGGTTCCGTATGGACCGCCCTGGGCAGCATAGAGGCGTGTCTGAGATTACATCAGCCCTCCCGTTGTTTGCCCAGCTCCGCAGGTTTACACTGGCAGTCATAACAGCGGCGGAAGTGGCAGCAGACTTTGCGGCTGTTCTTTGGACTGATTCCCCCGCCAATGAAGATTACCAGCCTGTCGATCCCCTTGAGGAGTTTGACTTGGGGAGAGGTGTTGTTACATCTCTCCCTGATGGCTGGAAGCTCGGGCAGGTAGAAACGAAGCAGCCCGCCACAACCTATTCAGAGTTCAAGCGTGAGGTGCTTAATGAGATAGCTCGTTGCCTCTCTATGCCCTACAACATCGCTGCCTGTGACAGCTCCAAGTACAACTATGCTTCTGGTAGGCTTGATCACCAGATTTATCACCGTATGGTAAAGGTGGTGCAGGGGCACCTGTTGAGCAGGATAGTCAATCCCCTGTTTAATAACTGGTTGTTTGAGGTGATGCGGCTGCCAGAGTTCTCAGCTCTGAGGGCAATGGAAAAGTTCCCCAGGAATTGGTTCTTCGATGGTTGGGAGCATGTTGACCCCTACAAGGAGGCGGTTGCTCAGGCTTCCCGACTTGAGAATGGGACAACGACGTTGGCTATCGAATACGTTAGGCAGGGGTTGGATTGGGAAGAGGCTTTGGAGCAGCGCGGACGCGAAATAGAAAGGATGAGAGAGCTTGGTATCCCCTTGCCCCAGGATCAACCAGCTTCTAATGGAGAGAAAGATAAATGAATACCAAAAGAATAATCAAGGCAAACGAGGCTGATGTAGAAGCGATTGAGCAGGGGGAGGAGATCAAGACGGACGCGCTGAAGTCGATTGATCTCATGTGCTCTGCCCAGATTAAGGCGGCAGAGGGGGGGACAGGGCTTCCCACCTTTGAGATGCTTGCCTACACCGGTGGGGATATGGTGGTCTCGTACTTCGGTCGTATCGTTATTGACATCTCAGGTGTCAAACTGAAGAGGTCCACCCTCCCTGTTCGATTCCAGCACGACCCCAATAAGGGGGTTGGACATACGACGGAAGTGACACTGACGAAGCAGCGCATCAAAGCCAAGGGTGTAGTCTCCCGGGACACCTCTTGGGCAAGAGACGTCCTGAAGAGTGGCCTCAACGGCTTCCCGTGGCAGGTCAGTATTGGGATGTCAGTTGACAGACAGGAGTACGTTGACGACGGTGTCAAGGTCAATGTGAACGGGAAAGTGTTTGAGGGTCCTCTGTATGTAATACGGCAGGGCACTCTGTACGAGGTATCATTTGTTGATGCTGGCGCTGATGACCAAACATCGGCACGGGTGGCAGCGGAAGAACAGGAGACAGGTATGACATTCGAAGAGTTTCTGAGGAAGAAGGGTTTGGTTGAGGCGCAGCTTTCGAAGGATCAGCGCAAGGCTCTGCTCGCCGAGTACAATGGCGAGCCCGCCCCTGAGACTCCCGTCAGGGCTCAGGTTGAGGAGCCCAAGGTTGAGGAGCCCAAGGTTGAGGAGCCCAAGGTTGAGGAGCCCCAGATGATCAGCGTCAGCGCTCAGCAGGGCGTTGAGGAGTACCGCAAGAGTGTGGCGGAGGAGTCCAAGAGGATCTCGGGGATCCGCAAGCTCTGTGCTTCGGGATACCCGGAGATCGAGGAGAAGGCCATCCTTGAGGGGTGGTCGGTCGAAAAGGCGGACTCTGTAGTCTGCAAGAAGCAGCTTGAGGACCTGAGGGCCAGCAGGGGAGCGTCTGTGGGTGTGCAGCCCTCCAGAGGCGACGTTGCTCCCGCGGCGTTTGTGGCGGCGGCGCTGATGAACGCTTCTGTCCCGCGCATCAAGCTCGAACAGCAGTTCAACGAGCAGACACTCGACGCCGCCCACGAAATGCGCGGGGTGGGCCTGCAGGAGTTCTGTGAGCTGGCTTGTGGAATGCAGCTCCCGCGCTTCCGCAGAGACCCGGTGGGCTGGCTGCAGGCAGCGTTCTCGACGACCAGCCTCCCGCTCATCCTGTCCAACGTGGCCAACAAGATGCTCCTGGAGGGCTACAACTATGTAGACTCCTCTTGGAGGACGATCTGCAAGATCGCCAGCGTGAACGACTTCAAACAGCACACCCGGTATCGTATGACGGGCAGCTTCCAGTTCCTGAAGGTCGGCCAGGATGGAGAGCTGAAGCACGGGACGACCAGCGAACGGCAGTACACTCAGCAGGCGGACACCCACGGTATCATGTTTGCTCTGACGCGCCAGATGATGATCAATGACGACATGGGTGCCTTTACGGACATCCCGCGGCAGATCGGAATGGGTGCGGCGGAAGCAATCAGCGATGCCGTGTGGACTCTGATCCTCAGCAACCCGAGTTCGTTCTTCGCCACCGGGAACGCGAACTACGCCACGGGGGCCACAACGGTACTGAGCATTGACAGCCTGACAACGGCGGAGCAGAAGTTCCTGGACCAGACGAAGCCGAATGGCAAGCCCCTGGGCATTCTGCCCTCCATCCTGCTCGTCCCCACCGCTCTCAAGGTCCTGGCGGAGAGGATCATGAAGTCGGTCACGGTCAATGAGACCACAACGGCCAACAAGCCCAGCCCCATTGCGAATCCGCACGTTGGGAAGTTCACGGTGGCCAGCAGCCCGTATCTGTCCAACAGTTCGATCACGGGGTACTCGAGCACGGCCTGGTATCTGTTCGCTGACCCGAACGTTCTGCCGGCCTTCGAGACCGCTTTCCTGAACGGTGTTGACACGCCGACGGTGGAGCGGGCGGATGCGGACTTCAACGTCCTGGGCATCCAGTTCCGGGGTTATATCGACTTCGGTGTCAAGGAACAGGATTACCGCGGCGCGGTGAAGATGAAGGGTGCTGTATAAACCCGATTGTCCGCGCCTGTGTGCGACGGACTTCTGTTTAAGGTGTAAGGACCTGCCCCTTCGCTTGGAGGGGCAGACAGGCAAAGACAGAGAGCGACAGGAGACAAATTAATGGCTACTCCCCTTGTAACGTTTGTACACGATGGTGACGCGATCGATTACACCCCCTCTTCCGCTGTTGATGGAGGTGATGTGGTTGTCCAGGGAGATCTGGTGGGCGTCGCGAAGCTTGACATCGCTGCTGATGCAAAAGGCGCCCTCCACGTCTCAGGTGTCTTCGACTTCCCGAAGTCGACGGGGTCGAGCACTGCGCTGACTGCTGGCACCAAGGTCTATTGGGATGCCAGCAACGAAGTGGTGACGTCGACCGCGAGCACCCACAAACTTGTGGGCAAGGTTGTCGCCGCCGCGACTGACAGCGCCGCGACTGTCCGTGTCCGTATGAGTCAGTAAGCAAGCTTTTTGTCGCGTGCCAGGACATCTCGGTGCCTGGCACGCGGCGACGTTCGATCACGCCGGGAGGAACCGAATGGCCCGTAGTCGAATGACAACTCGCGGTCCTATGGTCACGGCCCTGCAGTCGCTGTGCCTCGGGCTGCGTCCGCGCATCCTCGATGCGGGGATGGGCGCCGGTTGTCTCGGCGAGTGCATCCGCGGGGCGTTCCCGAACGCCGAGCTGACAGGTGCCGACTGCTGGCTGCGGTATCTTGTCGATCCGACTTGCAGGCAGACCGCAGGCTGGCCGTCGCTGTCACTTTACGACACGTTGATCGGCGGCCGCCAGGCGGAGTTGCCCGGCTTCCTCGAGTCGGTCCCGCCCGGCAATTACGACGCCATCGTGCTGGGCGACGTGCTCGAGCACCTGCAGCCCTACGAGGCGCGGCAGTGTCTGGACCGTGCTCGTGCGATCGTCACGGCCGGCGTGGTCGTCAATACGCCGATCCGCGAATATCCGCAGGGCACGATGTGGGACAACGAGTCTGAGCGGCATCAGTTCTGGTGGCCGCGTCGCGACTGGGAAGCACTGGGCGGCGAGTGGATCGGCGGCGACGATTCTGTCGGCTGTTTCCTATTCCCTGCGGTTCCACGGGAGGAGCCGCAGCTCTCCGTCATCATCCCGGCGTTCAACCGCCGGTCGTATGTCGATATGTGCGTGCGATCGCTGCTTCGCACCGAGGCTCCGCCCTGGCGGTTCGAGATCATCGTCGTTGACGACGGTTCGGTGGACGGCACCGATCGGCACGTCCGACGCGAGTTCGGCCACCTCAACGTGCGGCTGATCAGGCGGACGGTCAACGTCGGCAAGCCCAACTGTCCGGGCCTCGCGCGAAACGTCGGGCTGCGTGCCGCCCGCGGCAAGTGGGTTGCGTTCCTCGACTGCGATGTCATCCACTGTCGCGATCCGATCTACGCAATGCTCAAGGCGGATGTCAATGCCATTTGGCGCTGTTGGGGAACGTGGCAGCTAGAGTCTCACGTGGAGGCGACGGGGGGGACCACCTTCCGGGGTGATGTTGATAATGTTATCCCTGCTCAAATGTGGTGGGCTACAGGAAGGGAAAACATGGTCAAGATCGGTGGGTATGATGAGAGGTTTACGGTCTACGGTGCTGAGGATTTTGATATTCTCGCAAGGCTTGGCAGGCAGAGCTTGCCTACCAAACATCTCAAAGGGCAGTATGCGGTGGGGATGTACGCCCCGCGAAACGCAGGCCCGCGCAACGTGATCGACGTGCAGCAGAACGGACGGCAGCATAAACTCTGGCGCGACGATCAATCGATTATCCGCAATCAGGGCGTCGAATGGGGGAAGCAGCACGTTGAAGATTGATCCTTACGCCACTCATCTGCCGCTGCTCGCGGCGTGCGTTGCAAATTCAGGTGGCCCGGTTCTCGAGCTGGGCTGCGGTCTGTATTCCACGCCCTTGCTGCACGCCCTGTGCCTCGGCAGGAGGCTCGTCAGCGTCGAATCGAATGCTGAGTGGTATGAACGCTTCAAGCACTTCGAGTCTGACAATCACCGCATAGTACTTTCCAAGGAGCTGCCCGAGCTTCCCGTTCCCTGGTCGGTTGTGCTGGTCGATCAGCAGCCGTGTAAGGACAGGGCACCGTCAATCCTTCGACTCCGCGAAAAGACCGACCTGTTCGTCTGTCACGACACCGAGCATCGGCTCTACGAGTATGAGCCTGTGCTGTCAACATTCAAGCACCGCGTCGAGTGGCGTCGCTACGCTCCGTGGACCTCCGTTGTCAGCGACACTGTAAATCTGGACTGGTTGGGAGGCGTGCTGTAATGTTCCCTGAGGTTATCCATTTCGTTTGGATAGGCAACCCCATGCCGAGTTGGGCGGTAAGGTGCGTTGACGAGTTTCGCAGGCTGAATCCCAGTTATGAAGTCATGCTCCATAGCAGAGATGCTCTGCTGCCTGAGTATGCTGAGATGTATGAGCAGAGGAAGGATCTTGCGAGCAAGTCTGATCTTATCCGTTACTCTGTTCTTGAGAAGTTTGGCGGGTGGTATTTCGATGTGGATACCTTTCCTATGAGGCCTTTGCGAGACATTGACAGCGCCTATGAGTTTGACGGAAAGGGTATTGTGGTGGGAGCTCAGTATCCCGAGACCCATAGGCTGTGGTTGGCAAACGGGGCGATTGGTGTCCCCGAAGGATGGCAGGGGTGGGACCAGTTCAAGGAGATGCTTCTTGCAACGGATGATCCCGGGCGTGTGGCTCTTGGTCCTGCGTTGGTGACAAGGTTTGCAAGAGAGTATCCTGATCTGGTTGTCGTCATTGAGGAGCCTTGGTTCTACGCTGTCAAACCCGCTTGGGCCACCAAGGCTCTTCGTTGTGTTCTGCGCGGACAGAGAAAGATTGTCAAGAGGCTTGGAGATACGAAGGGGCAGATGCCCTTCAGCTTCCACTTGTGGGCAAGTAACAAGCTGGTGGACCTCGGTGGGCGCGATGCCGATCCCAAGGGGCTTGTGGTTGGGAGTGGTAGTAGGTCGGCTATGGTAGCCTGCCCATCCAATGATATGAAGAATCTCGACAAGGACTACCATCCCTATCGGCAGATAGCGGAGGCCCTTGCAGATTTGGGGTTCCAAATTGAGATACTGCATGTCAATGGAGCCCTTGAGAAGTCGAAAGATGTGCCAGAGGTGATTGTTCTGTGGAATGGCAGACGGGAGCCTCAGAAAACTTTGGTTGAGGAGGCTGAGAGCCTGTCCATTCCTGTTATCCGATTGGAGCATGGTTTCTTTGATCGGAGGTTCTACAGTCAGGCCGACCACGAAGGGATTTTGCATTGGGCGTCCTGGAGGAGGAAGTTAAAGGAACCCGCTCCCCCTGAAGGTGCTGAGAAGCTTGCCAAGTTCTATCCTCAGGGCATTCAGCCTATGAGGAAGAAGAAGGGCTATATATTGGTGATCGGTCAGGTCACTGAGGATAGCCAAATGGATGAAAGCTCAATAAAGGGATCCATCCGTTTGCAGAGAGTGGTCCACAGTGTCACCCGAGACATCAAAACCCACAAGACTTTCCTCCGCCCTCACCCCGCCGAAGTTACCAATCGACCTTACCTCCTTCCTGTTCTTGAATCTCAGGAGGAGTCTATGAGGTATGACTATATCAAGAACAAGCATGGCTCAGGTCTTGAGGAAGCCATTGCGGGTGCCTCATTCCTGATCACGATCAACTCGAACACAATCAACGAAGCTCTGGCAATGGGTGTGCCCACTTTGGCGTTTGGGCCTCACCTGGCAATTGAAGCAGGAGTAGTAAAGAGGGCCACAGAGGCAACGTTGGTTCAAGATATACGGGAGATGATAGAGGGGTGGAGGCCGGAACAGAGTAATGTAGAGAACTACATGCAGTGGCTTGCCTGCAGACAGTGGAACCCGCAGGAGTTCCGGGACCCCGAAGTGATAAGAGTCCTTGTGGAAGCTGCGGGAGTAAAGGTATGAGCGACATGTTGAAAGACGGGCTTGAGTGGTTGGAAGAGCAGCGCAAGGCACATCTGACGACGGATGTGGTTTACACGCATAGGCGGACGCCTGGTGCGGTGAGTGTGATAGCCGCAGCCACGTTTGGCAAGACGGACTACGATGTTTCGACCGAGGACGGGATGACCATCGGTTCGCACGTGTGGGATTTCCTGATCACGGCCACCGATCTGTCAGCCGAACCGGAAGGCGGGGATATTATCACTGCGCAGGGCAGGCGATATATTGTGATGGGTTTTGCTGGCGAGGCGTGGCGGTGGAGCGATCCGTATCGCACGACATATCGAATACACACGCGAGACGCAGGCTCAAGCGAAACAGGGAATTGATTGTATGAACGAATGCGATC